GGTGCCGCAGATCCGCAGCGTCTTTTTCGTCACGACTATATTGCCGTTGACGCATGCTACATCGGTAACGACTTCTATTTCGTTGCATGGTCCCGAGCACGAGGAGCTGCTTGACGAGCTTGGCGTGCTGCTTGACGACAGCGACGAGCTGCTGGATATCGACGACACGCTCGACGCGGACGAGCTGGAAGGCGTCGTGCTACTGGACGAGCTGCTGCTGCTGCTGGAACTCGTACAGCCGCCGAGAATCCACCACTTGCCGTGATGCAGTGCCACGTAAACGTAGCTGTTCTCAGTGTAGTAATTGCCGCAGACGTCGTGAGCTATCCGCGTGTCTTTCGGCGAGTACGCAGTCCAGGTGATGCTGCGATCGCCAGGCGTTTCGGTAAACGATCCTTCCCCCAACTCAACGACAAACGTGTCGCCAGTGCTGGGATAGGTCGGGTGGTCCGTGTTTGTCGTCGTTTTCGCGACGCGGAACTGAACATGCGGCGCGTCAAACTCGGAGCCGCCACCGCCGCCCATCGGCATGGACCGCACGCGGCGAACGGTGTCGATGATGTCGCCAGCCGCCTCGCGGCCGAACGTGACAAAGTCGGCCATGAGTGTCGCCTAATTTTCCAGGCAGATGATTTGCACCTTGACCGCCGCAGTGTTGGCCTTCATCCGGAACGTGATTCCAGGCTCCAAACGCAGAACGCATGACTCACCAGCTTTGAGCCGGCCAACAGCAACCATTGCAGCGCCTGACTCAGGGCCGAATGTCACGTAGTTAGTCGTGTCCAGGTTCTTGATATAGCAGTAGCCAAGCGTTCCGATGTCCGTGAACGCGACTACCTCTTCGCTGGTCCCGATCGACAGGTAGCCAGGGCCACCGCCGCCGAGCGTCGATTGCGTAACGCTGGTCACGCCACCGCCAATTGTCGGCAGCACAAAGTTTCCGTTTGTGCAGGACAACGCCGCAGAAACCTGGATCTCGTTAGCCATGATGCCTCCTACCCAAAGACCCCGCCTGGCAGCGGGTCAGGAATGCCGATGTTGCGGAAGTCGCGTTCTTCGTAGATCTGGAACTTGTTGTAATATGGTGTTCCAACGCCGGCCGTAATTGGCTGGCTGTTAACGTCAAGCAATGTAGGCTTGCTGCTGGGCTGATCCTTCATTGTGATCCTGGCGTAGCGCTTTTCTGGGTCCGACTCGCCAGCATTGACGAGCTTTCGGAATCCCTCATTGAGAATCACATGAGTCCAGCCGACTACCGTGCCGGCATCGTCCCGCTCGTAGCTGATGTGGAACTCCCACTGGTTTTCCACGTAGCCAATGCCAGGACCATAGAACCGCACCGACCAGTTCCATTGATTGAGCTTGATCTGCCGCGGCAACAGACCCCACATTGCTACCGAGTTAACCTTGTCCGAGTAGTCGACCCAATTTGCCAGCGAGATCGTCGACGTGTTCTTTCGCAACACCAGCGTTTTGCGACTGTCGTCGATTTCAATAGCCGGGACAAAAGGTTCTTCCACGGTGTTCTGTAGCGGGTCGCCGTTTCTGTCTTTCGTCGTCGGCCGCTGAAACTGAGCAAAACTACCCGAGATCTCCCAAGGCTCATTCACCGGCGACCCGCGTTCACTGGTTGGATTGGGGTTTGCCGTAGAAGGCTGGCGTGTGTTTTTTCCTCCGCTCTTGCTGCTCTTTGGCGTTTCGTGCCGGATCTCGACCGTCCAAACCAATGCAGACGATTTGATCTCTCGGATGCTGGCGGATCCACCCACACAGTAGGCAAAGTTGTCGAACGTGTTGTACCAGCTGTACGACGAACCAAAACGCGGCAGGCCGTCAGCCGTCAGCACCAACGCCGGACCGTCAGTCTTGTCGTTGGTGATGACCTCGTACGTCGACGTGTAGCTGCGGCTGTACTCTTCGTCTACCGACATCTTTGATTGGATTGGGCGAGCGGATCCGACAACGGCCATTAGATTGCCCCCACTTCTTCGACTTCGACTGCCGGCTTGCGCACCAGCTCCAGCAGCGAGTTCTTGATGGACTCCAGGCGGTCCGAGTCGGAACCCTGTGCACGGCCGAGCGTCGCCGCGATGGCAGCCTGAGAACCGAATGAGCTGGCAGACAACCGGAACTCGCCTTTGCCTCGGTCCAACCCTCGGGCTTCACGTTCCAGCATCCTGTCAAAATCTGACTTCGACAACTCGCCAGTTGTGACGAGATCTTGCGCCCGCTGCAAGCGAGCCGCTGCGGCTTCTTCTTGCGTCATGTTGCTTTGCCTAATTCGCTCAGCCTCGCTCATTCGCTCCCTGGCGGCCTTGTCATATTCCTCCTGGGCGTGCTGATTGGCTCTTAGCTGCGCGTTCTCATCTCTCAGTCCAGTCAGATAGTCCTGCTGTTCTGCGTTGTATCCGGCCCTGGCATCGCGCCATTGCTGCCATGCTTCTCTGCCCTCGGACAGCAGAATGTTCTGCTCTTGCAGTGAATGCTGCTCTTGAGTAAACGATTGCTCAGTCTGTTCTGCCGCTAACTTTTCCGCGTTACTTGCCCTATCACGTTTTGCTTGCTCTTCATCAATGAGCTTTAATAACTCGCGCTGCTCTTCTAAGGTGCGAGGCATTGCCGTACCTTCAGGCACGGCACCGGAGTCAATGATTCTTTGGCGATTTTCCAAAAACTCTTTCTGCCGACGGCTTTCTTCGTTAATCCTTGCAGCACGGGCAAGATCTCGGCCGACCTGCTGGCCTTCTGGACTACCCTCTGGAAGCATGTTAATAAGCAGCTTGAATTGCGCCATCCATATCTTGGCTTCTTCAATTGAAGCAGACATCAGCGTGCTTAAAGTTCGGAAGCCTGTTACCAATTGCGTAGAATTAAGGTCCTGGCTGAAGAATCGAGACAGCTCGTTCGCAATGTCGGTAATAGCCGGCGCAAGTTCTACGGCCGCGACGTTATAGACACCCTCAAGCGAGTGCATCATCACTTTGATGGCGGTATCGGCTTCGTCGATTCTAGCTAAGTCCTCATTACTCATTACAGCCTTTGTCTGATCAATAACTCCGTTCATTCTTTGCAGATTGTCGATATACGTGATCATGTCGGTGTTTCCTCGGCCGAACAGATCTGTGATGATCGACAGCCGAGTAGCCCTGTCAGTGATCTGCGATAAAGCCTGCGTGACGCGGTTGAAGCGTTCGGCGTCGCTCATGCCTTGCAGCTCGGACATACTGATCCCGAGCAGGCCAAATGTCTTTTGCAGATCCCGATTTCCCATAGCCGCATCGGCTGAGCGAACCATCAGCTTCTCGATGCTGCTAGTCAGATTGTCGAAGCTGACTTCCGATAGGTTTGCTTGAATGCGTAGTCTTTGCAAGTCGCTAGCTGGCATGCCAAGTTTTGCTGCGGTGTCGCCAATCTCATCTAGCCTGGACACTGCCTCACGAATCCCGCCTGCCATTTCGCGGAACCCATTGGCTACCATCTGCATGCCACGTGCGATCACGTGGAATTTGATCAAATCGCCAAGAATGCTGAGGTTTTTTATCACCTCCTTCTGTGATATGACGACGTTTCGCTCGCTGGCGATCTGGTGATCGTTGGCGGACACAAGCCGCCTCTTCGCATCAGCGATGGCCTGCAATGCCCGCTCGTACTTCGGGATGTCGTCAACGGCACCCTTGGCGAACAATTCCTGAAGGCGGCGTTCCTTTTCTTCCAGGCGCTCGAGCGGAGTCCGCATAGAATTGACGATCCGCGTCGCCTCGGTGATCTCCTTCGTGGTTGCACCGATACCGTCTTTGACACCGCTGGCGTCCACGACCATCTTGATTGCTACGGTGTCGACGACGTTTGCCATCAGCGGACTCCTGCTATGGACTTGGCAACCGCGATCATCTCCGCCGCCGATTGCGTCTTAACCTTCGGACGCTCAAAAACGAACTTCGGTATAAAGTCCACGACATCGCGGAAGTCGCGTTCTTCCACCGATCCGCCCTGCTTGGCGGCCGCGACCATCACGGCGTTGTGGATCGCGGAGCAGATCATCGCCGTCCTTTCGTAGTCGCAGTCCCACCCGTCGATAGCCGCCACCGCCTGCCAGTGTGCCAGCGTGTCCGCGTCCAGCTCGTCCACCATCTCCCGCACGCTGCGGAAGCCAAGCCTGGCGGCGATCCGCCACAGTCTTAGCTCTCCTGCGTGCTGTCGGAGTTTTTTATGGCGTCCTCAATCGCCGCGAAGTCAGCGTCAGCCCCGAACCCGCTGAAGTTGCGGCACGCCTGGTACAGCACGGCCGCGTTCGCCTGGTCCAGTCCGTCGAAGTCCGAAGACATTGCGTCGTCTTCCGAAAAGATCCGCTGCCCGCTTTCGTCGACCACGCAATGACAGATCAGCAGTTCCTGGAGCCTGTCGCCGCGAGCCTTGATCAGTTCGCCTTTCTTATTCATCAGCGATTGACGCAAGGCACGCGCCTCGCCGGCGGTCAGCGATTGAATGCGAACCTGGCCGCCCGTTGGCATTTTAACCATGCGGTATCGCCTGGCGGCCGGCTTTAATAGATCGGATCGTGTTAACAAACTCATTCGTCGTCTAGCTCCATCTCTTCGTCTTCGTCAATGGCATCCTCCTGCGTCGAATAGTCCGGAGGCACCACGCTCCGAAGCGGACGGCCGACCTTCTTCTCGACCGCCGTAATGATCTCTTCCTGCAACGCCACCGGCATCGCGCCGAGCTGTAGCGTGCCGTTGAAAGGCGCTCCGTCGTGCGTGCCGAGGTAGCCCACATGCGTGATCTGCTCGTTGTCACGATTCACCGCAATGACGATCCACTGCGGATGCTTGACGGTAAAGTCGCCGAGCGTCGTGCTGACGACGCCAACGTGATCACGCAGTTCAATGTCAAGGTTCATGTTGCACCTCGCTTAGGTCGCAGCCGTCCAGGCGGGCGGAGTGGCACCGTCGTAGGTCCATTCAATCTCCGCGATCTGGAGCGTATTGGTCTCCAGGCTCGGATACTTCACCCGGCTGATGATCCCAGTGCCCGCGAGAGTTGGAGCGGTCACTGCACTGCCGCCAGGAATCGGCAGCGTGATCGTGATCGACTCGCTGGTTCCTACGGCGGGAAGTCCCTGCGTGCCCTGAAACAGGATCTCGACTACGGGGTTGGAAAACTCCGACAGATCACCCGCCATTACCGTCCGCATCGTCGTGGTAGCCATGTAGGTCGTGTCGACCATAGGCAGGCGTCGCTCTGGCATTGTGATCTTTCGGGCCTTCCACGTCCCGCCCGTCGTTGCAAACGTCACACTGGCTCCATGCCCGGTGTCTGGTACTGGCGTAGCTGGCATAACATTTTCTCCTTATGTTGCTTCCACATGCCAAATGTCATAAACCCTGTGGGTCCAATAACGGTAAATATCCGATGCGTCGTCTGTGCCGTCGGTGCCTGTGTCGCGATAGGCCGAGCAGTAAACCTCGGTGACGAACGTCGACCCCATCGTCATCGTCTTGCCTTCGAGCACCAGCCGCAGCTGCTCGTCAAGGTTGTTCGCCGCCGTCCTCGTCGCACCGTAGCAATACGTGTGAACCACAGTCCGGCAGATGCCTGCCGCACCGTCTAGCGTCTGTTCGGTGTCGCCGCCGGCCTCGTAAAAAACCAGGGCAGGTAGCGACGCATTCTGCTTCAGCTGGTCGGGATAGCAGCGACACGCGGTCCCGCTGCCGATCAGTGATGTCACTGTCGACTGCGTCTTTACCCAGGTAATGAATTCGTCGGCAAAGTCCGCCATGCGTCTCGCTTATCCGCTTTTTGTGTTCTGCTGCTTCCACTGGTTGATAGCCGCCAACATTCCGGAGATGATCACGGAACGAGCCTGTGCCTGAGTGTCGTCGTACGTTGGCTTGATGAACGGTTTCGGGTTTACAAATCCGGTTACGGTTCCGGCTCCAGTGCGTGAGCTTTTCAATGCCTTTGGTATTGTTCCGCCTCGGTAGCCCTTCGATCGCTTGCGCCCCAGTTTGCCTTCCGGCTTGTCGTATGCCGTCGACTTCTTCTTCACGCTTCCGCCGTGCACAAGCCGGTGTCCATGTTCCACCAGGTGACGATGTGCACCCGCCGGCCATTGCGGCCTGACAGCGAGTAACGCGCCAGCCTTGCCTGAAATTCCGAACTGGAACGTAAGAACATCGTGCCCTATCGTGTCACGCAGCCGCTTACTGTCTTTTCGCTTGCGACCTGTACCGCTACGGGACGTCTGTGGTATTGGCGTGTAGCCTGGACTTCCTGGTTGCTGCACCAGCTCTTTCATTCTCTTGACAATTATTCTTCCGGCTGAGTTCAGCCCATCCGTGATTGCCCTGCCGCGATAAATTGCTGGCAGCGACTCCAGCTTCTGCACCAGACCTTCGTAGCCTGAAATCAGTACGTTGTTTTTCATTACGGATTCTCCCGGCATAGCAGCTGGAGCTTCCGCGATCGGCCGTTGAAGTCGAGAGGGACCACCGCTGCAATGTGCAGCGTTCGTCCCGACAATGTTCCACCGGTTACGCTAATCCGCATGGTTGACGTGACGTCCGGCAGGTACTGCATCTCCACGACATGCGACAATCCCGCTTCGATCTGCCTGCCTCTAAACGTCTCGGATCCGCTGACAGTGGTGATGTCGCACGGCACGTTGCTGTACTTTGCTGCGTAGGACGTGTAGTCCGGCAACGGATCGCCGTCGGCTGATCCGTCGCGTTCAATGTCGCATCGATCGCGGAACACGCCCGAGGCCATCAGAGCACCTCGTCGCTATAGGCCAGGAACTCGTCACCGACTCGCCACTGATCCAGCAGCGACTGTGCCGCCATCGGGATCACATTGGTAATATTTCCAATGTTGACTTCCTCGCGATGCTCAAACCAATGAGCCACTAGCAGCAGCATGGCGGCCTTGAGTGCCTCTGGGATCGACGCCCTGGCACCGTATCCAGCCACAAACCGCACTGCAATCGAGTCCGGCTGATAACGAATGGTCGGCCACTTTGCGTCGTAGGCCAGCGAGACACCTCCCGGCTGCCGGTTGGAACGCACGACGTAGTTCGAGCTGTTCCACGTCTGCTGCACTCCGTCTCCGTCGTAGTATTTCACGTGAGTGACCGATTGCAGCGGAGCCTTGGGCAGCCAGATCGTATGGTCGCCTTTGGCCATCGGCCATTTGTCGAGCGTGAAATCCCAGGTCTGCGTCACAAACGCACGGCCTGTATATTCCTCGGCGTACTGGCGAGCGGCGGTTACGAGCCGAAGCAAGTGTTCGTCGTGCGCGGTGTATTCCGTCGCGAGTTCGACCTGCTTCTTGGCTTCCGCCAAGGTGAGCGGCTCGCTTGCCGGTGCGCTCGCCAGTGTGAGGCCGTATGGCATGGCTAGGTCGCCGTGGTGATGGTGGTGGCACCGACGCAACGCGACGCCGCGAAGAAGTTCGTGCCGTCGCTAATGAAGTCCAGCACGGCACCGATCTTCTCGCTGCTGGTGGAAACGGCCACGGAATCCGCTGCCGCATCGTTCAGGATCACCAGCTTGTCCGCCGGGCTACTTGCCACAGTCACGCTCTGATCAGCGAGCGTCATCACGGTGATGATGCCGCCGGCGTTCTCAGAGTCCGCCGCAGGCAGCGTGATCGTGATCGATCCCGTTGCACCGCGATTAGTGAAGATCTTGCCAATGTCGTAATTGGTCAACGTCGTATTAGCCGTCAAGGCGACCACTTCCTGCTGGCCGCCTGGTTGTCTTAATCCTGGCATCTTTTCGCCCTCGTGGTTGTTGTAAGTATTCCGCCGCCGTCTCAATTTCCGGCTGCGGTTCTTCAATCGCTTCAGCCCAGCCGTGTCGCATGAACTCGCTGGCCAAAGCGTCTGGTAAATCGTGGAGTCCGCGAGGCAGCACGCTACGTCCGCGTGCTACCTCGGTTAGCAGTTTGACGATCATGGTTATGCCAATACCAAATGCTTGACTGCGGCCGATTGGATCATCTTGCTGTCCATGCGACGCAGGGCCACGAAGCCGGTCTGATCCGTGCCTCGGTACAGCTCGTCGAGCCGATAGAAGCGAGTCGAACCGACGTCGCGGATCACGAAGTGCGAGAAGTCGCCGAACAGGATCAGCTTCTTGCCGGTCGTAAGAGCCGAGTCCATGTTGTTGTTGACAACGACCGGATAGCCGAATAACCGATCCGGAACACCCAGCTGCAAGCCAGGCTGCCAGATGTATTGGCCGTCGTTGTCTTTAAACTTTCGCACCGTCTTCAAGATGGTGTCGTGCATCATGAAACCGCATCGCTCGTTGCGGTACGCGATGTCGACCGAGTGCGTCAAATCAATCATTTCGTCCGGGGTAAACGCCGTAGCACTGGCTGCGGTCTTTCCGGCTGCCGAGCCTGCGACAATACCTTCCGGCTGCCCTGAACCGGTTCCGGTCGTGTCGTAGGTTGCCATGACGCGACCCAGACGTTCGGCCAGCAATCCAGAGATCAGGTCGGAGAGATTAAACGCCGAATCCTCCAGCAGCTCCGCCGAAACCAGCACGGCCTTCGAGGAGAACTTGTAGGATCCCAGCGTCACAGCCGAGAACGTCGGGTCGATTGAGGTGCCAATGGTCGTGGCTTCCGCCAGCAACGCACCGGTGTTGCCGGTGTCATCGACCTTGGGCCATGGCAGCGAATTGCCGCTCGGGGTGTTGATGACGCGGGCCACCTGCCGAGCGCCGTCGTATGCCAGCATCTTGCGGTCCAGCTCGGCGAAGAACCCAGCGGGAATCGTTTCCTTACCGGCACCGCTGTTGGTAACGTCCAAGCCGGCACGAACCTCACGGAATCGGCTGAACAGGCCGTCGTTTCCATAGCTCAACGAGCTGCGGATTTCGACTTCGCCTTCCAGCGGATCGAATCCCATTCGCTCGCACGCTTGCTTCTGACGCTCGGTCAGCATCCGACGCTTGCCGGCACGCAAGAATCCCTGTATCGCATACAGCGGATCCTCATTGGCCTCACGCAGTTGATGCTCAGGATCTGCCGCTTTGCGATCCGACTCAACAACGCCGACGCGGCGGCCGTTGCGTTCTTCTTTGGTTTGGGCATCGATCTCAGCCAGACGCTGCTGGATCTGCTCTCGCTTCGCACGGGCGGCCGTTTCCTCCGCCATCTCCTTGCCGATCGCATCAAACCGCTCGTTCAGCCGATCCCATTCGGCGCTTTGCTCGGCGGTCATGCTTTCGACTTTGCCCAGCTCCTGCATGCGGACAACGACCTGATTCTTTTCATCCTGCAATCGTTCGAGGTAAGCCATTTCGAGAACTCCGTGTCTTGGTCGCCGGGACGCGGAGTTCAACGCGAACGCCGCAGGGCACCGGCACTGGTGAGTGCTGATTTCCTGCGGCGTTTGCGGCCGATCAGTGATTCAGAATGTTTGGCTGCGGAAACGAAAAAAGCCGCAGACATTACGAGGTATGACCCTCAATATGTCTGCGGCTTTTTCGGCCGTTCAGCCAATAGTGCAAATCTATTGAATTACGGGCTAGCCTGTCAATCCTTTTTGGATCAGAGAAATTTGGCGAAGTCGCTTCTGCCGTTTTAGCCAATCATGTTGACTAGCCTTCCAGGCAGCGTAATCTTGTGCGATCTCCGGATCAGACACGGATCGGACTGCACTAGAGGCTGACGTATAAGCCGGATATGTAACCGGCCCGACGTCCAATAACGTAAGATCCTGGACCCACCGGACGTTGTATTCCTGGCCCTTTTCAAACGCGGTCTTGGTCGGCATGAAGGCAAACGAGCTGCCGGTCACGTCGCCGCGTTCCAAAAGTGCCACGACGTCGCGTCCTACCTGGGTGTCGGGCGGCGTGATCTCATACCGCAGGCCACGATCGTCCGTCATGAGCTTGACCGTGCCATTGGCGACTCGTCCCAGCACCTGGCTTGAGTCGTGGTTGAATAATCCGCGAACGTCTTGGCGTTCATTTAATGCGCGAGAGAATGCGTCTCGCGATATTCGCTCTCGCAGGTCTCGCCCAAGCTGGTACTCCGTACCGGGGTCGTTTGGGTTGTAGAAAACGCTTGCGTATCCATAAATTATCTTTGTTCCGTCGTCGCGAGTCATAATGTTGACTGGCTCGGAATTAAACCACTGAATCCTCATCGACTCATCTCCTGTTCTAGGCGGCCCATCGCCGCGTCTACCTCTCCATACAGCTGGTCCGCCGTTGCCGTCGCGGCGATCTTCTTGAGCGTCTTGTGCACCTGTTCCACTAGCTGGTCATTGCCGACCAGGTCTTGCGACTGCTTCCGGTGCCATGCCAGGTTGCCGTCGATGAAATTACAAAACGACGTCGGGTTCTCCGCCCGGTGCCTGGCGTTGGCTGTCAGCGTGTAAAGCACTCGCAGGAATCCGGTCGTCGGACTGCTGGCCGCCTGGACGTCCGCTGGCTGATCCTGCTGTTCGGCCTGGCTAGTCATTGTCGTGGTCGTGTTAGGATTCTCAAATATGTCGCCACCGTCATAAGGCATGCGGTTCTCGGCGGCACGCACTTCGTTTGGGCTTAGGAACCGATTGGTGATCGCGATCTGGTAGGCCTGATAACGCTGCAACTGGTTCATGCGCAGCAACGCACCGACATTATGCTCAAAGAATAGACTCGACTGCTGCTCGGTCGTGAGCAGCTTGGCATTGCACTCCGCAGCAATCTGAGCCAGCCAGATCGCCAGAGTCGAATCCAGATAAGCCTGGTTGTCCTCGCTCTTGCTGTTGTAGCTGACCGAGTCACTTAGCCCGAGCTTGCTAGGCGATAGGTTGAACCACCTGGCGATCTGACGCACCTGCTGCTCATTAGCGTCGACGAGCTGCGATTCTTCAGGCGATCGCTGAGCCTCGTGGAACTTGGCCGAGTCGCGGAGTATGACCGTCTTGAATGGATTCTCCGTTCCCTCATAGCTCTGGCGGAATCCCTGCTCCACAACATCACGCGCCGGTTTCGGCATCCCGCTCGGCAGCTCCAGGATGCCGCCGACGCGGCCGCCGTGCTTGAAGAACTTGGACGCAAACCGCTCCTGGGCCAGATTCAAAGCGATTGAATTGCGAGCTGAGAACAGGAGCGAGCATGCGTCCTTGTCGCCGTAGTTAATCCATTCGATGTGCAGAACGTCGGACGTGGGAATTGCCCGCAGCTGCGAGGCTCCGCCGCCCATCGACTCCGTCACAAAATACTGCGTGCCGTTGATTACCTCCGTCCACGTACGATCCGGCAGCAGCGGATAGAGGCCAACCGGCGATCCAGTACCCAGCACCAGGCCAGCCGCTTCGTTTACCGACTCGCGTTCAATCCAGACGTAGGCATTGCCCCACAGCAGCACATGCACCATGACCCGCCGCCAGAACTTGATGGCGGTCGTTGTTTCATTTGGGGCGAGACGCACGAGGGCGCTAAGTGCCTCGTCTCGCGCCAGCTCCCTCGCGTCATCGGAGATGTCAGGACGACGCCGGTACAGCTCAAACGGCAGCTTGGCAATGTCTCCGGAGATCAGCGAGATCGCCTGCCAAATGGCCGGTACGGAGACCGCCTTGGCAACGTCAATGCTCTCGCCGGTTTCCGTGCGGTAGTCGCCCCACAGGATCTCCCAGGTCTTGGGATCGCTGAGCGAGACCGTAGGATCGTTTAGTGAACGCTGCACAGGAGGAGGCGACACGTAGTACACACCTGCGACGTCTTCCATTAGGCCATCTCCAATCCGTTAGTCTCGTAGTAACTGTACGGCTGCTGCGATGTCGTTGCCCGGCCAATTGCCATGATCGCGGCGACGATGCCGTCGATCCGTCCGGTCGACTTGTCCTTGACCGGTTTAATGTTGCCAGCTGCGTCCTGAGTCGTAGCGACGTTTGATGCCATCCACCGCATGATCTTGTTTCCGTCGTGAATCAGCTGGTTGCCGAGAATCAGCTTTTCAAACTCTTTGCTTGGACTGCTCATCGACGTGAATCCCTGTCCGAACTGGACCATGTTGATCCCGTCTCCGTTAAGCAGCGTGACCAGGTGGCTGGAATTGAATCGGTCGTAGGCGATTTCCTGGATCGGATAGGTTTCCGCCAGTTCCTGGATGTCGCGGCGGATCCGCTCGTAATCGACGACGTTCCCTTCGGTGATGGTCACGAGGCCAGCCTTTGCCCATTCTCGGTACGGAACCCGATCGGATCGCTCGTTGCGTTTCGCCTGCTCCTCGCAAATCCAGAAGTGCGGGACAATCGCCACCTTGCCGTCAACTGGAAACGCCAGCACCAACGCAGAAATATCAACCGACGACGAAAGATCCAAACCGCCCCAGCACGGAAGGTCTCGCAGCTCGGACCAATCAAAGTGGTCCTGGCACTTGTCCCAGTGCTCCATCGAGATCCAGCGAATAGCCTGCTCGGTCCACTCGTTGAGATACAGGTTCCGGAATGTGTTCTCGTAGCTGGCCAAACTTGCGGCTCGCTTGTACTCCTCACGGAGGAATTGCAGAGACACGGTCACGCCCAGGTTGGGATTACACCGTGCCCAGACATCCTCGTCCTTCCAGTCCTCGCCCGGCTTGATCTCGTAAATCATCGGCAGGAATGTCGGGTCGTCGACGATTCCGTCACGCACATTGCGTGCATGCGTCCAAACCTCGTGACAGATAGAGTTGCGGTCGTGGCCGGCCGTGGTGAGCGAGATGAATAGCGGTTGCTGCCTCGCACCCATACCGCTCTTTAGGCCGTCATATAGGAGCCGGTTCGGCTGCGTGTGCAGCTCGTCGAACAGCACCAGGTGCGGGTTCTTTCCGTGAGCCGTCGCCGCGTCAGCGGACATGGCCTGGTAGTAGGAGTGTTTCGCGGCGAACTCCAGTCGCTTCCGCGATTCGACAGGACGCACCATTGACCGCAACGCTTCCGACTGCCGGCACATGATCGACGCGACGTCAAAAATCAACGCTGCCTGGTCGCGGGTCTTCGCTGCCGAATAAACCTGTGCCCTCGTTTCCCCGTCCGCCGTCAGTCCGTAGAGTGACAACCCGGCACAAGTCTCCGACTTTCCGTTCTTTCGTGGAACGGCAAACAACGCTTCCCTGTATCGGCGCGTGTTATCTGACTTGCGCTTCCATCCGTACAGCGTCGCAACAAAGTCTGCCTGCCACTTCTGCAAATGAAACTTGGGAAACCCGCTGGTAGTCAGACAAAGACACTCCGCGAAAAACCCGACCACGCGCTTGGCAGCTGCTGGATCCCAATAGAATCCCTTCGCATCTCGCGTCGGGTCGTAACCGGCGAGTTCCGTTGGCGGATCATCGTAGTTGAGTTTCTTCGCTCGCTTGATCATGCGAAGTATTTCATCTCCGGACTTTTTGTGGCTCGCTTCTGCGAACGTGCCGCCTTCATGCGCCCAAGCGGATCAAGACACAAGAGCTTGAGGCAGGCTAGATATTGGTTCTGGTAGCGGCACACAGCACCGACATGGTTCCGTTCCATCGGGTCCGATGCGGCGATCTTCGCCGCCGACTGGTATAGCTCCCACAGTTCGCATGCCTGCCGAAGTGTCGCACCATCCGATGAACAGAGATGCTCACCTTTTGTCATCAAAAAGTCCCAATGTGCAGATGAAACCTTGGAAAGTCCCTTTGGTTTCTCCGGCCGATCGCCTTCATCGACAGTCGGCAGCGGAATAGTCGGAAGTCGGCCCGATCGTGCGTTTCCCATGGTCCCAACCTTACTTTTGGTTTTCCGCGATAACTAACGCTTGTT